GCTTATCGCAAGGGTTTTGAGCAGATCGATGAAAGCCGCATCATTGGGAGCTTGTGCGCCGATTGGCTGTGTCACGAAGATCAAGGCGTATGTGATCCCGCTTGTGACAATAAGAAAGACCGTCGCGAGAATGATCCCAATCGCGAAGATGAGCCGCGCGTGTATGTCTTCAGGGGTTAGACGGCGCTGGTGGCGGGGAGATCGGTATTCGAGCGATCTCTCCAACCAAGTCCTCAGAGCAGATTCCTGTGACCCTACATTCCGGTGGCTGACATTCCGGCGCGCTCCACTTGTCGAATTCTTGGCAGGGGTATCTGACCCATCCATCATAACCACAGCTTGAAAGTAAGAGTGTGCCGGCTAGGACTAAGCCTTGCGACCGAATGCGGGATCGGAAGGATTGAGCCATCGAAGAATGACCGGCGCTAGAGCTGAAGCGCCCGCTCCGAGAATTGCCTTTGGATCGGTTACGCCCGCTAAATACACCGCGAGAGATGCGGCGAGGAAGCTACGAAACCAGCTCGCTAGAATCGCCTGTGCTTGCTTCATCTTTCTTTCTCCGTTTCTTCTTGGGCTTGTCGGCTTCCTCGACTTGCTTGATCACCGGGAATTCCCCGGCGAATGGCTGAAATTTTGGTCTAGCGAATCCAACAATTGAAGCTCCCGCGCCGAATGTGCGCTCTTTGATCATAACCATGCCGCCGTTGCGCTGATCTCCACCGCTCGGAGCTGTGTTGCCTTCGATTGTGATCACCGTGTTGCCTTTGACTTCGGCAACAATTCCGATGTGACTGATGCGATCTATGCCATCGCCCGGGAAGTCAAAGAATGCGAGATCGCCCCGCTGTGGCTTTGAATCCCATCGACCGACATCTTTCATTCGTTGAGCGCCCATCGCTGTGCTGACCATCGACGGAAGTTTCAAGCCTGCTTGATGCGCGCACCAATTGACGAATGATCCACACCACGGAAGACCATTGGCTTTGGTGAATTCTCCATACTTCGTCAGGTTGTCCGGTTTCTCAATGTAGCCAACTTCGCTCAAAGCGACTTCAATGAAGCGCGGAGCTGAACCTTCAGGGTAGATCACCGGGAATCCAAGTCTTTGAAGATTCGTTCCAGATGTGATGTTTATCGGTATCAGGATAGGCAATAGGAGCGACCCATTCTCGATCATCTACTAAAAGCCAAGAATCAAAAGGTTTTTTTGGAATAAAGATGTCTTTTGCCCGATCGTATGAATCCCCAATCCCCGCGAATTTATTTCTGAAATTATTGTTGTAGGAAGTCTGAATCCATTCGCCGTCAAGTTTCAAAACATCATGAATGTAATTTTGTGCGTCAGATTCGAAATCATTTGAAATTACGATAATTTCAACAACTTTGTCGTTCTCGATTTTTGCGAAGTGTGCCATTATTGCTCCCAAGTTAGTCGGATATAACCTGATCCGCCGTTGCCGCCTGTATATGATGTTGCTGTGCCTGTCCCGACACCACCACCGCCGCCGCCGGTGTTCGCTGTTCCATTGTTGCCATTTGAATTGTAAGCTCCATTGGCACCGCCCGATGATCCCTTCATAACTTGTGTGCTCAAAGTTCCACCACCACCACCGCCACAAAAACCATCAATCCCGACCGCTCCGTGACCACGATTGTATCCGCCGGTGGAAGCTTCTGATCCGCCAGCTCCGCCAACTGTTCCTTTTGCTCCGCGACCATTACCGGCAAAAATAAAAGATTGACCCATTCCGCCGCCGCCGCCACCGCATCCACTTGATCCCGATGCGCCACCACCACCGCCACAAGCTCCTTCTGTTCCGATTGCGCTCGAATTATCGCCGCCGCCACCGCCACCGACAGCCGTGATTGTTGTGTTAGTGCTAGCAAAGATTGATGATGATCCGACAGACCCTTGATTCGCGCCAGAACCGCCAGCTCCACCGCCGCCGATTGTAATTGTGACGGATTCTCCGGGAACGACCCTTGCTTTGCGTTTGTAATAAGCACCACCGCCGCCACCGCCGCTAAAAGCGTTCGAAACGGCTCCAATGCCACCACCACCGCCGCCGCCGCCGGCAATTTCTACTTCTACCGAATAAACACCTGCGGGAACTGTCCAGCTCCCTGATCCTGTGAATTCCTGAATTCGAAGCTGTTTTGTTGAAGGATAAGTTGAAATCGCCATTAGCTGATCTCCGTTCCAAAAGCTGTGAATGTCAAAGCGTTTGAAGTGCCCGATCTAATAGTCAAAACATCTGTCGCCGTCAAAGTGATTCCAAGCGTGAAAGCTTGAATTCCCGCTCCGGGAACGGTGACATCATAAATAATGGCATTTGAAGCCGCCGCCGCCGCTCCTGCGATTCGAGCAAAAACTCGACATGTCGCATCGGTCGCCGTGGTATTCGTCACCACTAAAGTCGAGATGATTTGTGACTTACCTGTGCCAACAGTTATGAGATCAGCGTTGGAAGTATTCGCCGGAGCTGATTGTCCCAAAATTTGATAAGCCGTTGCCATTTATGCTCCCATCAATAAGAATGGATGAATTGCCGCTTGAACATTTAGATCGATTGAATACACAGTCGCATCAATAGCATCACCAAGATCGCGCATCGCTTCAGCGCCGTCTTTGACAAGATCGGTGTCGTCGGGCTCAATCCAGCCATAATTCGGACTAAGTGCCATTGATCCTCCTTATTCGTATTGGAGCCATTGTAGAGCAGGATCGACATCTTCCCATTGAAGCGTAGATACGACATCCTGCCAGCGCGTCGGCGCAAGGCTCAAAGTGTTGTCTGTTGAAACTATGGTCAAAGCGGCTTGATTGTTGCGAATGTTCCAAGTCCAGCCCTCGACGAATGCTCGATAGGCGATGTGGATGATTGGCACAGGCAAAGTCGTGATCTGAATAGGGAATCCCATATAAATCGCAATTAGATCGTCACGATCAGCATTTGTGACCACGGTGGAATCAAGTTGAATGGTGAAGCTTGACACCGATGTTTCAGGGTATGCGCGGAGTGTTACATAACGATCAGCATTCAATTGAGCTTCGGCTGTTTGCTCTAATTCGGTCGAAATTGACGCGCTGAGTGTTCCATAAGTAGCAATTGAAGCCGCATCCGAAGCGGTCACGGTTTGATTGTTTTTGTATGTCAAGAGCACATCATTGGTGATGTCATTGAAGGATCGCGTGGATTGGATACCTTGCCAAAGAATATAGCTCGGATTGATGATGAAATATCCTTGTGTTCCTGCGGTTATCGTTCTTCGGGTTTCATTGGCGAATCCGACTTCGCCCAATGTCGTTTCATAGATATAGCCGAAAGCCTGTTGAGCATAATTGGCGGCTAGGCTGTAAGCATCGCTCGGGCTTGCGGCGCGAGCTTGAAATTCATAAACACCGACATCGACCACATCAATCGGCACACCCGCTTCGGTGAAGATGCGATCGATTCGGTCATTGTCGTATTCTTTGGGATAGTTAGTCGTTCCCACGACGATGCGAGCCATTTCAGCAAAGATCGACACCGCTGTGACAGTTTCGACCGCGACCGTCGCTGAGTCACCGAGAGCTTGAATTTGTGCGCTGATGTCATGGACTTTGCCTGTGAAGATCGTGACAGGGTTGCCCGAGCTGTCATCGATTGTGATGACCACAGGGTCATTGATTTCATAAAGATTGTTTGCGTTTGTCGTGTTGAGAATTTGAATTTGAGCATATCCGGCGCGGGCTTGCTCCCACACCGTTCCGCGCCCATAAGTGACTTGAAGCCCTGCGAGCGTAGTGTTCTCGTAGCTTGTGCCGCCAATTGTGACGGTCGCATTTGGAATCCAGCTCATGAAATTGCGATGACCCTAGATTGCCCGAAATTAGCGAAAGCTCCCGAGGTTGTGGCTTCGCGCCCGAGAATGTTATTGATCGATCGAGCTACGCCAATCGGATCAATTGCCCCATTTACATTGATGTTGTAATTATTGACCACAGATCGACCGCCGAGCGCATTATTCGGCACTATCGTGCCATCGCCTTTTGGCACGAACAGCTCTGCGCCTTTCTCGCCCACGAGATAAGGCTGACCCGCATTGACCAATCCTCCCATCGCGCGCTTCTCGACATTGATGTCTTGTTTATTGCTCAAAGCAATCAAGCCGGCGACAGCGGCAATCGTGGCGGCTCCGATAGCCAATCCAGCTAGGGGATTCAAAGCGAAAGCGGCGGCAATACCCGCCAAGATTGAAGATGTTCTCAGGGCATTCATCGCCGCCACAAGTGTGCGAATGGATGACACTACGGTGGTCACGAATGCCACAATTTTTGAAGCGACGAATACGGTCGCAAGGACAATTCCCACAGCTTTGATTTCGTCTTTGAAATCAATCAAAGTCTTGATCAATTTTTTGATTCGCTCGCCCCATTCCAGAGCTGTCTTCTCCGTTTCGGTAAGCGATTGCTTTGCTCCGGCTTGACCGGTTAGACCCGCGACGAAAGACTCAACCGCCGGCACAATCTTTTCAAGAATGAAAGTTGTAAGTTTCTCCATCGCCGGAAGTAACGCCGTGCCTAGTGATTCGGTAATTTCATCTTGTGCGATCTTGATCGATGCGAATTTGCCTTCGGTTGTTGCCGCTTGATTCTCGGCGAATGATCCATAGGTTGTAGCCAATTGAGCCATCGTCGTATCGACAGATTGATTTTTGAGCTCCGTAGCATCTAGCCCGAGTCCTAGTTTGGCGAGAGATGTCGTGTTGCCTTCGTAAGCTTTGGCAAGGGCATTTGACACCGTTTCAACGCTCTTGCCCGAAGCGGCGCTGAGATCAAGGGCTAAGGTAAGAAGTTTTTGTGATTCATCGACATCGCCGGTGGCTCTAACTAGGCGACCCAACGCCGGACGAAGCACTTCGTCGGATTGCGCGCTCGCTCGAGATTGTGCCGAAATAAATTTCTCGGTCGATGCCACTTGAGCATCCGTCGCACCAGCTAAAGCTTTCAGATTGCCCGCGAGTTGTTGTTGAGCCTTCTCATCTTCAGCGGCGGCTTTGACAGCGCTTGCCGCATAAGCTCCAACAGCGGCTCCGGCGACAGCAAACGCGGCGGCGGCTTTCTTGCCGAAATCAGCCATCTTTGAGCCAAAGGTTTCAACATCTTTGCCACCCTGATCAAGATTCTTTCGAAGATCGGCAACATCCGCGAGGATTGAAAGCTTGAGCGTTCTACTTCCAGCCATTATTCGCTAAACCTCTCCACAATTCGCGCGAATCGTTCCTCCCATTGTCGCACAAGGTCTTTCTGATTCTCGCGCAACGCCGGATAAATAAACCAACCTTGTGGATTCCAAGTCGGGAACTGTGAGAATTTTTTTGATCCGAATTCCATGCCGCCCCACAATTCTTTCGTTGTGCCACCGCCGGAGAATCGCTGAGATGCGAAACCAATTGACAGCTCTCCAACCTTCGAGCTTTTGGCAACTCTTGATCCTTCCGAAATACCACGCGCAACCGCTGAAGCTTTGGATCGACCGTAGGATTTTTGGATTATCTTGCCGCGCAAGAACTCCGCGAGAGCGCCGCCGGCTTCTTTGGCTTCTTCGACAGCTTGATCATCCATAGCTTTGAAAGCGGCGGCAACCTGCCGAATCTCGCGGCGATTGTAAGCCTCAACCTCGGCGGCGTTGCTCATTCTGTTTCTCCAATATCTCCAAAGCGGTCAAGATGTCTTCCATCGATCGCCATTCGCTCATTGGGATTTGAGTAGCAATTGCCAGCTCTACTAAGAGCCTTCCGAGGCTCCCTCGCTCATGGCTTTTGGGCGCTCTGCCACCTCAACATCAAGATCGGCAATCGTTTCGACCCACGCTTCATAAGGCTTCATCGGTGTGCCGCCTTTTTGTCGCTTGAGTGCGTGATACGCCAAGAATGACAGATCGCTAAGACCTAGCGCATCATTGGCAACATCGGTGATCTTTCTTGATGTCTTGATCTCCCACTTGATCCATTCGGGCGGGAGAACCGTTGCCGATTCGCCCTCTCCCGAATGGTATGTGATTGTGATTCCTAGCTTCATTTTGTGCTCCTGATTCTGTTGTTTAGCTGAATGATTCGGTGACATCTCCGACGACGGTGAAGCTCAAAGTGACGGTCTGAGCATCAGGTGAAGTGCCGCCCACGCTTGGGAAGAGTGGCAACACATTGAAGCTGAACGCCGCCCCGGTGATTGCTGTGAAAGCGACCGCGATGTTTGTGTTTGGTGCCGATTCTGCCGCTGTCCAAAGTGCCTCGCATAGCGAATCAGCCGCGCCCCAATCTGCGAGCATTTCAATCTCGAATGTCCATTGATTGTCGATGTTTTTGTAAGCCTTATTGTAGAGAGTCTGATAAACCTCAATTTGAGCTTCGTTTGTGAGCGTCGCTGATAGAGCTTGCTCATCATAATTCTTGGAAGCGATCGTCAAGGTGAGATCGCGCCCGGTGATGACGGTCGTTGCCATGAATTTATCTCCTAGTTCGTTTGTGTGTAATAGGTCGAGATGTTTATGTCCGCGGTTAGGTATTGAGCCGCACCGATTTGTGACACTAGCGGACGCTCAACCACGCCCGCGATGTATCCAGCGGGCAAAGCCGCTAGAACGCTGATGACCAGCTTCTCAAGATTGTCAAGAGATGCCGGGTTTGAGTTATAGCTCACGATACAGGTCGCCGTCATGTTGATCTTGACTTTGACATTACCTTTCGAAAGTAGCGTGGGCTCGAGATATGGTGTCGCCGGCACTAATACCAAAGCCGGAGCGATCACAGATTCGGGAACTGAGTTATAGACCGACGCGGCTACACCTGCGAGAGCTGTTTTGAGCGCATCGCGGACATTGGCTTGAATAGATGATGCTGGCACTATTGAGCCATCGTTTCGGTGTCGATGTATGGTGCGAGCAAAGCTGAAACGCGGCTGAGAAGGCTACGACCTAGACGGAAGGGCGTAGGCGTGAAATCGACTCCCTCCAATTGACCCCCAATTGAAAGCCGGGATTGAAAGATTTCGGTGCTGACGACATAGACAGCGCTCTCAACCGCCGGTGTGCTCGCGTAAAGCTCTGCCGCGGAATAACCAGAAAGGGTGGCTACTCCGTTTGGAAGGACGGGCTTCAAATCGATGTCTGCGCCTACCGAAGCCGCCGTGAATAAATAAGGATCATGAATTGATTTATCCGTGACCGTTACAGTCGCGGCGAATGGTGAAGGCACATTTGTCACAATCACAGAATTGCCGGTGACGAATCCGTGCGGTCTGATTGTGTAATAGTAAGCGACATCATCGACGCGCTTGATGTGCGTGACTCCTGATGTATTAGCCACAAGCATCGGAAGGATGATGTTCTCTGCCGAATCAATAATCTGATTCAAGTAGTTGTCATCATAAAGAGCAGAGCTCACACCAAGCACATTTCGCAATTGCGTCGCGGTAATAATGGAAGGCATGAGCTCTGATCCTTTCGAAGTTGGGCTCGGTTAGCTCAGGAGCGAACTAACCGAGGTCTAATCATGTGAGGTTGAACTTACGGCATCCGCCGGCAACCTTGACAGCGAGCGCCGCGTAGCCGTAATAAATCATCGAGATTTCTCCGGTTGCGGTGATGTTCGCTTGTAGGCGAAGGCGTGGTGATTCATACCATGTGTAGCTGTCAGGATTGACGATGAGCATGGTGTTGTCATCTGTTCCGGACTTGTAAGCATCCACATAGAGATTCATTCCAGCTACTACGCCGGTCAAGCTCTGAGGTGTAACTGATCCGCCAGCATTCATTGGCGCGACGGCGTTATAGATTGGTCGTCCTGCGTCGTTGTAGCCCATGATATTGCCCCATTGATCAGGGCTGACGATGAGATTGCGAGCAAAGCCTTTTGTGGCTTTGTAGATTTCGGCGGCTGATTCGCTAACGAATCCAAGCAATCCGGTCGCGCTGTTTGCGAATGTTGATGATGCTGTGCCGTTTGCTACGAGCACATCATTGGCATATTCATCGGTTGCTTTGGAATATGCGAATTCAAGATTACGAAGAACCTCATCCCAAAAAACAGGCGATGAGCGGTCGATGATCTCAAGGCTTGCGGTTTGAGCGCCCGAGAATTTCTTCACAGATACGCTGACGAAAGCCGAATTGACATTGACATCGGCAACCGTGCCACCTTCAGCTTCTTCGGTAACGCTTGGAAGCTGTGTGATCTTAGGAATTTCGAAGGTCATGCCAGCGTCAGGAAGCGCTGACTTCGATAGGGCATCCACCACACCGCGATTTAGTGTGCCAAGAGGATTGATTACCTCTGTGAGTTGGCGAGTAGGGTTGAAAGCCGGGTTATTGACAGTTGTATCTGCGGCTTTGACATAAGCGCGAGCTTCGTCATCACCGGTCGCCGCGCGAACTGATTGCTCCAAGTAGTTGCGAGGTGATAGATCAAGGCGTGGCGCTGTGTAGAACGCCGGACGCGCTGATGCTTCGATCTTTTGTGAAGCTTCCACCGTTTCGGTCACGGTTGGAGCTTCAACGGTTTGATTCTCCACTTTGATTTCTCCTTCGTTGTAGGTTGTTTCTTCCTCGGACTCATCATCTTCGGAATCTTCGTCGTCTTCTTCTTCTTCGCCTTCACTTGCGGCGACATCGCTGACGCGAGCAGATCGCACGGCGGGCTCTGTGACCAAGCTGACCTCGATGAGATCACTTGATTTGATAATCATCGCGCCATCTTCGCTGTCATATTCGCTGACATTGACTCCGACGCTAAAGCCGTCACGAAGTCCGGCGAGCGCTTCTTCGATCGCATCTGTGCCGGCGCTTGTGTTCGCAATTTTGAAGACCGCATCGATTCCAGAGCCGTCTTTAGATTCGGTCATTGAAAGTGTTTTGCCGATTGGTCGTGTGCGATCATGTTCAAGATTCAGCTTCACATTTGTCGGTTTGATTGATCCTTTTGCGAAGATTGTGCGTCCGACGCTTGTGTTTGCTACTTCTCCGAATGTGACGATGCGACCGGAGATCGTGCGTGATTCCGAATCGGCGGCTGTTATTTTGATTGGCACATTGATCTTCATGGGATCATGTCTTCTTCCTGCCGAATTTCATCGGCTGTGATTGCTCCGATTCCGCTGAGTATCTGATACACCTGCGCGCGCTCAAGCGGATTGCCGCGAAGGAATTCTGCGAAGTTATAGCGGGCGAATTGTCCGGAAGGTAAGAAATCGCTTTGGCTCAATCGTTGCTCGATGACTGTCATCAGCGGCTTCAAGCTGTAATCGATCAGATCGCGTCTTTGATTGATCGCGTTGCTGTATGTGTTGCTCTGAGGATCACCCGACACGAACCACGCCGGAAGCCCAATCGCGCGGGCTAATTCAAGCGCTATGTATTGGCGCGCCTCATTGAGCTGAATTTCGGAAGGGTTGAAACCTAATTTCTCAATAGATACATCAGCATTCAAGAAAGCGGTGGATCGCTCTTTGCGAGCTTTGCTCCAAGCATCGAGCACCGAGCGAATACGATCTCCGGGCATAGCTGTGCCGGTGGTCTTGAGCACCGTTAGCGGTGCGGGCTCTCGGGCATAAGTCAGCGCAACTCTTTCAAGCCACGCGCCAGCTTTCAAAGTCTGTCCAGCACGGTTGAGCAATCCTTCATCCATACCCATGAAGACCTTCATGTCCTCATTTCGCACTTCAAAGCCATCGACAAGGTATCCGGTGATCTCGAATGACAAAGAATTCGTTTTGACGGTTACGCGCTCCGGCGCAACTCTTTCAGCCGCGCGAACGCGACCATCCTCAGCGTATCGATCCGTGACACGAAGATAACCAAAGCCAAAAAATAGAATGTCTTCAGCGATCCAGCTCCACACATTTGCGCCGGGAACTCTTGGGTCGGGCTGATTGATAACGCGCGGCGGATCAAGGCGTGTCATTGTGGATTTCTGCCACACATCAATCATCGTGCTTGCGATTGTTGAGCAGATAATGTTCCGAGCTCTTGCGATTGTCGGGATTGCCATAGCTTCATCGCGGGTTGCCGTGGTCTGTGTGCTGAACATTCCAGCAAAGATGTTTGTTTCGTTGAGTGGAAGATACGCCGATGCCGCTTCGACAGCGGGCTTCGGCACACTAGGCGCACCGATAAGAAGATCGCGCAATTTCATGTCCGAATTGTCGCGCTCTTGTAATGCCTAACCGACCAAGATGTCAATCTCCGTGCTTGGGCGTGTCGCAAAGTGAGTCACAAGAGCCGCCGCAACCGTAGCGCACACCGCGACCTTGCTCGCGCGTCTTCCAATTACCCAAGCGCCATCGCCGTATGGAAGCTTTGAAGCTGAAAGCACTTGCTTGGTGAGCTCTGGCTGACCTTTATGGCGAAGCCGCTTTGACACCACAGCTCCGAGAAGCTGATCGCATGCCATTGAGTAATCAGCGCCGTCGATGTCGATCACCGGAATGCCAGCCGGCGAAAGTCGCATCGCAACCGCAAGAGATGTCCGTTTCGAATAAGCAAGAGCTTCAAGATTCGGGAATCGCCTTGCGTAAGGTGCGATCTCATTGGCAATCAATTTATCGTCAAGCGAGATCGGATTATGCCAAGTGTGGAGAAGTTGGACGAAGAATGCTTCCCCGTCAATTCTCTGCGCCGCAACCAGCGCACCGTGACGACGATCCGGCGATAGATCAAGTCCGAGCCAAGTCGCCGCCCCATCATCCAACTTCAACGCTATGTCTTCGCAATCTGCCCATTCTTGCGGCGGGATTGCGGGATTGATGCTATCGACCCATCGGCACAGCACCTCGGTGCGAAATACTGACGGATCATCATTGATTGAGCTCTTGATGTTATCGATGTGAATAGTGCGACCAAGAGAAGGATTCGCCGCCTTCCAATTCTCCACATTATCGATCTCATCTGTCTTTGCGCTCCATTCAAAGTAACCGATGTCATCCTCTCCACCACCGGCGGCGGCTAACCCTCGCTCCCGGAGCTGATTCAAGATTTTTGAATGCTGATCTCCGGCATTCGAAAGCGCCCAAAGCTGAGGATTGCTCGCGCTGATCATGGTGTATCGCATCGATGCCCAAGCTTCCGAATCTTTCAATTCTCGAAGCTCATCCATGAAGACCGTTTCGGGCTTCGAAATTCCACGCGCCGCGCTGTTCGAAGCTTTGACCATGTAGCGGGTGCGGTGAATTGTTTCGATTTCTTCCGAGCCGTGAGCCCATCTGATCTTCTTGACCTTTGAAGATAACGATTCGTTACTCTCGATCAGATTGACAATGTGCCGGAAGGTTTCAAGCGAGGTCGTCAAGCGGTGCGCTGATCCAATCTGAAGCGGATCATTCCAAAGAAAGAGCCCCGCAAGTATGCGCGAGATCATGAGTGTGCTCTTGCCATTTTGGCGGGCTACCACGGCACAGATCAAAGGATGCGCCCATCTGCCGTCGTCTTTGACTTTGTGCGCCTCGATTGCGAGCCATTTCTGCCAATCCATCAGCTCCAAGCCCACCGATGCGCTGAAATCGATCAGCTCTTGACCCTTTGAAGGCAGATCACGAAGCTTTGAGTGGATTCTAGGCACAGAATTGCCAAGTATCACACCTCCTAATCCCGAAGGCTCCCGATCCTTAGTCATGGCTAACCGATTCTGTCCGGATCAAGCTCGAACCGGTTCGGTGATGTCCGATTTGTCCTTTTTTTG